CGGGATTGTTTCAAGATAAAATAAAAGAGAAGCTTGCGGCTCATGCGTACGTTATACGTCCACAAGTGAACTGCCATCTTTGTTCAGACGCTTTCTCTCCAAACTCCTGTGTAGGAATTTGTGTGGGATAACAATCTTCGCATGTAGCGATCGGTCGATTATTTGCGTCTGTTAGTGTAAGTGTAACGCCTTCGATGTTGTCTTCTGCGCTTTCATTATAAAAGTATTCAACGAATGTTTTGAACTTTGCCACAGCGTCACTCAATTGTGAGATTACGATTTCGCATGTACCAACTCTACTTAAGTTCTTATTATGCACCCAAGCGCCAGTTGCGAAAGAATCCGTTTCCCACAAACGATCAGTTGTTGTGATATTGATTGACGAAAGCGCATCACCTTCTCCACCAATTCGAACATTTCTGAAAAGTTGACTTATTTTACTGTCGTTTGATGCGATCGATAAAATGTAATTTGAAAGTGAATATCTCATTGTGCAGCCTCCTTATATTCTTTCGCCGTTTACAGTGATAGTTCTAATACCATACTGGTCGGCAACTATAACATATATCGGTGGAGCTTTACGTGCAGCTTTATCTGCTTCAGTCAACGCACTCATCGGCAACACTCGTATCACATAGCCGTTCGTTAAAGGCGTGCCTTCTTCTATGATTGTGTGTTGCTTGCCGTTAACGAACACTGTGAGCGTTTTGTCCGTCCAAATTTTGTCTGTGCTCAAATAACCGCAATTGCGATAGTTTTCAAGCTCCTTTGAAAGTGTTGCATAGATTTTACCGACGCCATCAAGATTTTTGATTTTTGTGACAAGCAAGTTAAGCAAGCGTTCTGTCATAGTCTGATGTAAAATTATACGAACATGTGAGTTTGTCATATCTGCGCCATTTTTAAGATTGCCACCAAGATTTCGAACGGCTCCAGCAAAGAAAGTGTCAACGTTTATGTTGTTCGAAGTCAGTTGTTCATATATTGCGTCCGTCAAAACCTCTTCGTCGATATTTTCGGCGGTGTACATGTAATCGTTTACGGTTGATACGCCATACACATTAATGTTACTCAAATATGCAGGCATTGTCATTTCAGCTCCGTAAACAGTCGAATATTTTGACGCGAAATTCATAATCGAACTTGTATCATTGACAGCTGTCGTTCTGCCGAATAAGATTTTTTCATTCACACCATACACATTTGTGTCTGTTTCTCGAGCAGTAGCGATTGTCTTAAGCTTTGCATACGCAAGTTTAACGTTTTCTTCAGCTGAGCAAAGTCCAATGAGAATAAACTCATTTGGTAAAGACGAAATCATTTCAGCTGTCAAGTCCGTATAATCTACGCCCTCTATAACTACAACTTTTGCTCCAGAATTTTGAAAGTACATCGACAAATATGCGTTCGTGTCAGGGAAAGTGTCAAGATTATAAATTGCACTCGCGGCAGCGAATGAAGTAAGAATTTCGTTGGTGCCAATAGTTGTTACATCATTGCCAGATATCTTGCCTGACGTACCTTCATGTGTGTACAACACAAGCACATCTCGAGTACCACTAATTTGTGTTTCGACATGTTGCTTGATGTTGATATCAACAAACCGTCTTACATCAATGTCATTCATTGTTTTTGTCTCCTTTATATATATTGATTGGGTCGACGCTTTCGAATATGCTGTCTTCTTCAACCTGTGTTATGCTCATTTGACATGAGATATGAATTTCAGTATCATGTCGATGCCAAAGTACATCGTTTTTGAATTCATTTATGCTTCTGTCGTTTAATACTTTTTCTAAATACACGCCTTCTGCATATAACGCTTGACTTACAGCTTGAGTACGAAGTCGACTTATGAGCTTGTTCATTACCATTGCGCTATTGTCACCATAAATAATCACATATATCGTGTAAGATTTGTTAAACGTTACAGTATCATCATTCTCAGTCATACTTACATCAGCAACATTTTCTCGTGTTCTTAATTCAAACAATATCAGCTCTTCACATGTACACACGCTATCGTATTCTTGACGTTGTAATAGTTTGTCTAACGTTGACCCGTATGTTGAAAGTGCATTACGTACTCGTTCTGGAGAAAGTTCAGATTGACTTATCAAATACTTACGTACGATTTTATTAAGTTCATTTACGTCCGTAAGCGTTATCATATCAGCTTCTCTCCTCTTAAATATTTGATATAGTCCGCAAAGTCTCTATACGCAGCAAGCGAAATCATTGTCAAAGTAGCTTCACGACAACCATACTCATCATACGGAAGTACTTCGTTACATCTTAAAAAATTCCCGTTGTACTCAATTATATCGCCGACATCAATTCTATACAAACTTTTGCAGTAAAACTTATAATGAACTTCATCAGTGTTGCCATCTTTCGATTGTTTTTCACGCTTTGTTTGTATTTGTAATGAGCCACAGATTGTTGTTTTCGAATACGTCAGTTTTGTGTTGCCATATTCATCGACTCCGTTTTTGTTGACAACATATATCGGGTATATAAACGAAAATTCGTCGATTGCGTCAAAGAAAAATGTAGGGTCGATAACGTGATTTCTACTCATATTAGTTCGCTCCTGGTACAGGATTTGAGGTTACAACGAAGATGCTCGCAATGTTTTTTGTCTTAAGCAATGCCCAAAGAGCACTCCCATAAGACGTTTGGTTCCAAAACTTTGCTTCATCGTCAGAAC